AGAGTCAGAGGTGTCCTGCCTTGTCCAAAAAACGCGCCTGTTCGGTTGCCTTTTGAATAATTGCATCGAGTGCAAGCTGCTACAAGGTTATCCGGATCATCTGTTCCGCCTTTGCTGATTGGAATCACGTGATCGACTGTAGTGGCATCGTTTCCACAGTATTGGCATAGATAGCCATCACGTATCAGGATCCTTGTTCGTATCTTTGACCAAGCACGCGTGCCACCATTGGCTCTTGCTGATTGACTGGCCATTAATAGAAGTTTCTTTTCTGATGAAACGCCCAGGCTTTGCACGGCGTTTGATAACGAATTGTGATGTATTTGATTGATGCATCTATCTGTCTGAATGGATCCAGATCTCGATAGTGTTTGGATCTCATCTGTCCCAATCCGTAGTGTGATCCGTTACGAGCTAGATAAGACCATTGAGATTCTTTAGTGATGAGCTTGTTAAAGCATTGAAATTCTTTGTAATCCAATAGCCTTGAATGTGCATAAAGCTTGAGCAAATCAGTCTGTGTTGCTGCTTTTGCTTCGATGGTTGTGGATAACGTCAAGATTACAATTGACAAAGATATGCCCAATAAGTTTTTTATATTTATTTTCTTTTTATCTATCTTTATTTTCAAGATATTATCTTTCAAGTATAGCGATGGATCCTGACATTTTGTCAAGGATTGAATCCGGAGTGTCGATTGCTCCACAGGTTTCTGTGGATAACTATGTGGACAACTATTCAAGGCCAGCCACCAAATCATCATCGACCAATTTGACCGAGAATGACCCACATCCGGCGCATTGCGCGAACCATTCGTGCTCGGTTAGTTCTTTGCCCTTTGTGATCAAATGCTCCTGGCGTGAGTCGCCATAGAGCTTCTTGCAGATCGAACAATCAAATCGCAGCAGTGGCATATGAACTCCTCACCAAGTTCTCAATTGGATTGAGATTGCCTTGATCGACCCACCACGAATCCTGACGTGGATTCTTGAAACGCTTGCGCTTGGCAAAGGCTACTGGAAGCCAGCCAGCAATGTAGTAAGTCGGCGATTTGCCTACTACAAGCACGGCCACATCATCATCTCGATCATATGGATAGACGATCAGATTGCCGCCTTGATATGACGTCCAGCGTACTTCAATGCCTTGGCCTACATCTGCCCTTCTTTTGCCCTTATTGTCATTTATGTCAAAGTCAAGGCCGAAGTATCTAGCAACCAATAACTCCGCAGCTAGTGATTCGGCATATTCAACGCATCGTTCGTGATTGTTAAGCTTTGAGTTGTATTGAATGCCTTTGCCCAATTGACCGGACTGAGCAAATACAACCTCGCTTGCGCGTTTATGGATAGCCCATTCATCAGCTTCGGTGACTGTCATTTTTTGCATTTTGCACACACCCAAATCACAACTTCTTGGGCGTGATCTCGAATCGTCAAGCCGCCTGATGTTGTTTGCCACTCCAGGCATTCATCGCATCGATCTAAAGCTGTGGTCGTTATAGATCCATCGTCGTGAATGACTGATGCGTAGCCATCTTTGATGAAAGTAATCTCGCCCATTAGAGTTTTAGCCAATCTTCGCAGCGCTTACAAAAGGCCACGACTAGTCCATCTTCACGCACATAATCGTTAATAAACGTATCTTGATCGCATTTAGTGCAATTACCAGAGCCGCCGTATCCATCAAAAGAATAAATATGGCCGTCGGTTGCTCGGTATATGTCTTTAGGATTTATAGTCATACTTGAGGCTTCCATTGATTATCTGACGTTAATACGTACCAAGCTGGAGGACATTGCTTAGCTTTTACCTTTTCGACGCAGAAATAACCGCCCCAAGATTTGGGAGCGTCCTTCTTTGATTCACGCCAGATCATGTGACCGTGAACGCACAAAGGCGCAGCTGCTACTTGTACGCCGCCAAGAGTGCTTTTGATTTCGTCAATGGCCACGCCTAGCGTCGGCATTCCGGCTTCTTCAGCTGCTTCGCGTGTTTGAAATGACGGAACATCTCCGTGCTTTGTGCTCCAGTAGTCATATGCCACGGCAGAGTCTTGAACAATCTGTGAATCGATTTGCTCTACTTGGCGCATATTTTGGACTGTTGGCCGTTTGTCAGTGCCAAGCACTAGGCCGGCGCAGCGTCCGATTGCTGAGGTACAAGTATCTTCAATAAACCATTTTTTCATCTGAACGTTGTAGGTGTTCACATTGCCAAATGCGTAATCGATACCGGCTGGCTCCTGATCTTCATAGTTGCGATAAATCCGGCATTCAACCAGGACATAACCTTTTTCAAGATTGACGTCCATTATTGACGTGTGGATTTTGCCGTTTGGATAAGTAGCCCAAAAGCGTTGAATGCGAGCAGCTACATCTTCGTAATTATCTAGGAAACTCACTTGTTCACCGCCTTAGCTGAGATGTGGCGGCTGACTGATCTGCCGCGTCGATAGCCCTCTCGCTGGCCTTCTTTGTAACCTACTGAATAACTGACAATCGACCACAAAATGCAGCCGATCATCATCAGGACAAATAGTCCTATTTCACTTGTTGTCATTTTTGCTCCCGTGGGAGCCTTGTCGAATGCTCCCAAATAAAGAATGACATCGATGGCTGACATTGGCAACATTGCCGTCGGCGTGTCTATTTTTTAAGGGCGATTTCCAGCAACAATTGATCCAATCGAGATTCAATGCGAGAGACTTGATCCTTGAGACTGTTCCCACCATTTGGCGTCAGTTCTCGCATGATCGACTTCACCATAAATCTCATTGACGAATAAACGGCAGTAAGCACCGCAATAACAAGCCCACCCACCGCCGTCCATTCGCCCACACTCACTTCTTCAAGCCCAGATCGTCTTTTGGATTTGCCCAACGTGCAAGCATTGGAACGAGTCCAGCAACTAAGCCCATTGAAAGATCCTTCGGATTTGTTTTGCCTGTCATATAGACGGCCAACGCACCGGCAACTGAACTTCTCGCCCAAGATGCCAACAATGCTTTTGCTTTATCCATTATTCATCTCCTAACTTAAGGCTCCCGATGAGTGCCGCGACCTTCGCTTCACTCAATTCAATTTCGAAGTGCATTTCATCGGCTCGGCCTTTGTAATCTCCGCCCCATCTAAGTCCATATTTTTTTGCAAGCGCCCTGATCATTGGAACCTTCTCTGCTGGAAACGTGCCAACCTTGCCAAGCGGATGAATTTTTGCGTTTAGATCCACCGCCGTGCCTGATGAATGATTGGACAATTTGTCAGTTGAGCCGCGAACATTGCGGAAGCAATAGCCCCAGTCGTCCAAAGATCCTTCATCGATTGGCTCGATCAATTCATGAAATTCTTTGCAGAATCCAGCAATCAAAGGAGCAACGGCTTTTGCACATCGAACCTTGATCTTCGTTCCTTCAATTGGAACACTGACAATATGCAATTCGGCTGCATCTTTTGATGCAAGCCAGCCATTGCTACTTCTTAGCTGCTGGCTCATCTGTGACAATCGGTGTGGATTGTTCCGCTTGCATAGCCTCATAGGTTGATTTCAACATTGAAGTAAATGAGCCGTCAGCGTGTTCAATGATGGCGTGAGTCTGTGTTTGACCCATTGCTTCAATTTCGACATAAGTTACATTTTCCATTTTACAACTCCGCACTAAAGCCGATGTAACCAGCGGCATTATTATTATTGAGTAAGAAATAAGGGCGATACTGAACAAATCCAGATGCGGCAGATACTCGAACCCAAGCACCAGAAACGCCGGACATAACTATCGTGATGTTCGTGACTGTCGGTGGAGTATTTACTAAATCGCTTGCATTTATGTTTGCAAAATCTATTGCAGAAATTGCAACGCGCTTGTCTGTTGAAAACTTAACAAAGAAATCGCACGCGGTTGCACTAGAAGCAAAACCAACAGCATACACACCCGCTGTTGAGGTTGCTAATAAACGCTCGTAGTATCTTTCATCGGCGGCTAATTCTCCTTGGATTGTTCCAGCGTAAGTTCTGAAAGGTAATGCAACGCTGCCAATGTCTAACTGTACGCCTGTTATTTCGTAGTAATCATTAGCACCAGCAGTGCCTACTGGGTTCATTGGGAACTGGATAGACAT